CCGCCTACATTGTCCCAACTAACAAAGTCTCCTTGACCAATACTTTTGGTTACTTGGTTCGTTTCGGTATCAAACAACAAGTCCCCAGTGGTTGTTTTGCGAATAGCAAACACAGTCCCACTAACAGTTAACAATTCCTGTAAAATTACTTTTTCGTTATCCACTTAAGCCCCCAATTTTTCGGTTAACAGAATCTGCTAAATTAACTATTTCGTCTACCCACCCGCCAAAATCATCAAGTTGTCGGGAAAAGTCTAATTCTTGGTCGTCATTTTGTTCAAATTTTTCCAAAAGCCTATCGGAAGCCTTTTCCCAATCTGCTTCAAGTTCGTCTATTTGCTCTTGTCTTTGACCAACCGTTTTGTCATCTCCGAAATCAATGTCTTGCGACCTTTCTCTGAAGTCCTTCATTTCGTCACGGGCATCACTTGCAATGTCTAAAGAATTATCATCATAGGTATCTAAGTTTTTCCCATCTTCGTCACGATGTTCTTCTTCGTAGTCCCTTATACCCATTCTAACCTTGTCTTCAATTTCAAGCATTTCATCTTCGGCTTGAGATTGTCTCTCTGAAAACTTGTCTTCAAGTTCCGAGATTTTTTCGTCGTTGTCTTGTTCACTAGCCATTTGCTGTGCATCGGCTTCTGTAGTGCCACTTGCTGCGTTAGCACCGCCCCCGCCGCCACCTCGGGAGTGCTGGTTGCCACGAAACGGGTGTCCTGGCTTGTCGCCTTTTTCTATTTCGTCATCATCAACGAGAACTTTTTTCTTTTTCTTCTTACGATTGGGCATAATTGAGTCAACATGCACACCTGATGAGGTTGGCTGACTCCTTAAAAGACTCTTTGCTTTTTCTAGAGACAACAACAGTTCAGATTTCAGCACTACTGCTTTGTGTATTGGACAGTCAACATTTTCGTGAACCATATTTCGCTTGCGCATTTCATTAACGATAATGTGATGAAGCGTGACAGTAGTGCTGTCAAGATTTAGACCGTGCAATTCGTTATGAACCCTCACAAGACCCTTAGAACTTAGTGATTTTACCAAATCGCTTGGTTCAACCTCGTTTGACTTTGGGTGGGAATACATAACTACATTCTATATTACTAAACCCAAGTGACTGCGCTCTACCTACTTAACGATACCTACAAAAGTAATCAGCACGTCTGCTTCTTGTTTGTCTATCTCAACAAATTCAGGGTCTTGGACTGCTCTTTCGTAACGGTCTGACAACTGCCACCTGTTTTGTGAGTACTTTTCAAACTTGCCTTTTTTCAAACGATAAACGACCGACACACGTGAACCTATCATCCATTTCCAATATCTAGTTTTCATACAACGACACTTTAACCTTGCTAATCATAAAATAAGTCCAATAATCTTTGTGATATTTGGCGGTACTGGCGAAGCACCAACAATGTCTGTCATTTTTTGGGTTAGTTCATCGTAATCTTCGTCTATTGGGGACATTCTTCGCTGTTTTTCAAAAATAGGGTGGTTCTTTTTTGCAGTAACCAAAGATTCGGGCGTATGAAATTGAAGTTCGTGCCACCTTCTAGTTTTAGGGTCACGAATTTGCAAATTCACCCCTTGATAGGTGTCTGGTCTTGACCAACGTATCTTGGACTTGAATTCAACGCCCGATGCTTGCAGTCTCAATAACTGCTGTTTCACACCATCTGCATATTGACTACTAGGTAACGAAATCGTGTAGCGCAGGGTGTCTTTGTTGTTTTCTAAAGCCTGCCTAAAGGAAAGATTGCCACCGTTTGCCCTGTCTTCTGCAACGTCTTTGGTTGCTTTGCGAGCCAACGAATTACGACTCTTAAACCTGTTTTCTAGGCCGACTGGTTCTCCTCCCATTCCTTGAGCCAAATCTTTAACATCTTGAGTTATGCTCAGTTCGTCTTCTTCTAGGTCTTCAATATAGTTTTGCGCTAATTGATAATCCGAATCTGGAATTGCAATCGCTTGTTCAAGTGCTTTGATTTCAAACGGCACAATCACAGAGGTGCAACGACAATTTGGGTGTAACGGGGGCATTAATACATCAGTGCCTGGAAAATTCTTATCCCATTCAACCTGTATGCCACTCAGACCTTTACAAATTTCGCACAAGAAGGGTTTGGGTCCGAAACCAGGGGCTGCAATCCATTCTTTGCGAGCGTCTTTTGGTATGAAGCCCTGTTCTACACCTTGAGTCCAAGACAAAAACCTGCCTTGATTTTGCGCAGTCATTATTTCCGTTCGGGCGATTGTTTTGGCTCTTGCTCGGATAAGCCGTTCCCTGTATCTGTCTGCAACTTGGTCAGCCCTCGCATTTGCGTCCCTGATGGATTTACCAGAACTAATTAATTTTGCGAACTCCGCAGCACGTGCATTTGGTACGGCATTTGCCCAAGACTCAGGCAATCCGATTACGTCACGCACGTTCCTGCCTATTTCATCAACAGTTAGTTGTTCACTAACGCCTTCTGAGATTATGTCTCGCAACATGCTTCTTTGTTCGTCAACTATGGCTGTAATTAATTCAGCACTTCTCTCATTCGCCCAAGCGACAGCCCTAGGGTCAAGGTAATCAAAACGTAGTTTTACACCAATCGGGTCTGGCAATTGACTTGCGTGTAATCCACCAGACCTCAACACTTCTCGTTCAATAGACCGAACCATTGGTTCAAGTTCGCTAATGAATTGCGTTACCGAAAAACCGTTCAGTACTTTGTCAACACCTTCAGAAATCAACCTGCGCACGAAACCAATATCAGCACCACGTCTAAGTGCGTCAATTGCTTCTTGAACTGAGTCGTAGATAGCCCGTTCAGCAACCGTCAAACGAGAAACTGAGGTCCTAACTTTTTCGCTAAGCGGTCTTTTGCTAACAGCAATTGTTAGGGGGTTGATTTCGTCTGCTTTGCGAAGTGCGAGACCGTCCTTAGAAAACAAACGCCTTGCTCTTGTAACTTGCCTGAACATACTACCCTTCCGTGTCGTCAGGGATATCTTGCTCAATTTTCGGGTTTGTTTCAACCTTTGGTTTGTTTGTCGGAACTGGTAGTGCGCCCTCTCCGTCTGAACGAGGTGGCAGTCCTGAAACTTGTCTCAGGTGTTCATCTAATGCCTCATCAATGATGAGCGCACCAGTACCAGCAGTCTTGCTGATGAAGTCTCCAAGCAGACCCAAATCAACATGGTTGAGTTCACCGAATGTCAAGTTCGGTTGACGAGAAACATCCATTCCGTTAAGTGTCATCAATTTTGGAATACCGTACTGGTTCATTACTTCTGCAATTGACTGAGCAATTTGACTAATCGCTGTTGTGAACAAGTCAATTTTTGAAGCACCTAGAGAGAACGAACCGACATTTTCGTGTCCTAACAAAATGAAGTCAGCCAACACAGTCATAGCGATTCTTTGGTCGTAACGTCCGACAATCTTGTCAGTGTCAAATTGTCTTGCGCCACCAGTGGTCAACAAAGTTAATTTGTACATTTCCCTGCCGTTTTCGTCATACATCAACGGAAAGAGAATGCCTTCGTTTTCGTTTCGCTTGATACCTCGCACAAGATTTTCAATTGCTGTTCTGGCAGACACTTCATTGTCTGTTGCCAACGAGGACAACATAGACGGTGGAACAAGAGCAACTGGCAATCCTGCTAGGTCTCGTTCAATACCTACTGCTTCTATTTCTTCAATGGTTTTCTTGAACTTCCAAGGTCGGTAGGCGTTGCGCAACAAAGAACGACCTTCTGGGTTATTTCTTGCAGTTGTGGTACGGAACAACAAAGCCTTTTCCATTGGAATATCAATCATTCCAACATGGATAGCGTTCGGGTCTTGCTGGCGTAGTCCTTGGATACCGCCCTTTGTGTCAATCAACCAGTCATAAGTTGTTTCTTGCGCACGAAGCGAAATTTTGCGCCAACCTATTTTCCCATCATTAAACGCAGACTTTTTTGTCGGGTCCTTTTGGGTTGGTCCGCCTCGTCTTTTGTAGACGATTTCGCAAAA